TTGTCTAAGAATTTTCTCAAATATAAAGGAATCGAGTTGGTTCGTTCTGCCTATCTACTCAATAAGAATAATTTCACTGGATTATTTTTAAAGGAATTTGGATCATCTGATCGTCTTCTTATAGACACTGCAAATAATGATGGAAGTGTATCACAGATTTTAGTATTGATGAATTCTCCATTGATTGATTTGATTAATTCTAAGGAAAGTCAATTAATGGCAGCATATGAAGGAGCAAATAAGAACAAAGAAATTATTTTTATTTCATTGTTGGCAAGATTACCTTCTATTCAAGAAAAAGCAATTATTGAAAAGACAAATATTAATGACTTGATATGGGCATTAATGAACACAAGAGAATTTATTTTTAGAAGTTAATTTTATGAACACATTGAATATAAACAACGACATCTCTCGTCGTACCTTTGTTGAGAGACTTGCATATGGAACTCTTGGAGTTTCTATACTTAATAATGATCTTTTTGCTGCTCCTACCGGACTTAATAAATTTGGTAAAGCAAAACGGGTAATATATCTATATCTTAATGGGGGTGCCTCTCATACAGATACATTCGATCCTAAGAAACTTCCTGAAATCAATACAGGAGTTGACCCTATTACAACCACTGGAGATTATCAAATTGCAGGATATTATCCTAAATTGGCACAACACGGTAAAAACTTCTCTGTAATTCGTGGAATGACCTCAAAAACAGGCGCACATAGCCAAGGACAGTATCTCATGCGTACATCCTATGCAAAGAATAGTCTCACTATTCATCCTGCAATGGGTGCATTATCATATTGGTTACTCGGTAAACAACATGGCACCATTCCTGATAATATTCTAATTTCAGGCGATCCTGATCATAGTAAAGGTGGATACTTGGATAAGAAATATTATCCAATCAGTATTGTCAACCCAAATGAAGGATTACGGTTTAGCAGAACATCTGTATCTGATACAATTATGGGAAATCGTCTTGCAGTATTAGATGAGTTAAATCGTGGGTTCAAACAGAAGTTCAATACTCCTGATGTCAATTCTTATAATACATTTTACGATGAAACCTTAAAATTGATGAAAAGTCAAGATTTGAATCTTTTCGATCTTAATAAAGAAGAAAAAGCAACCCGTAATCGTTACGGAATGAATCAGCTTGGACAAGGATTATTATTAGCAAAACGCCTTATTAAGAATAATGTGCGTTATGTTGAAGTTGATACAGGTGGTTGGGACATGCATAATGACATTAATACCAATATGACTCGCAAAGCCGCAGAGGTAGATACTGCACTTGATGCGCTATTCACTGATCTAAAATCAGAAGGACTTATTAATGATACTTTAATTGTTATTGCTACTGAATTTGGTCGTACTCCTAAAATCAATGTGAATGAGGGTAAGGATCATTTCCCTGCTGCATTTAGTTGTGTTTTAGGTGGTATGGATATTGGTGGGCGGGTAATCGGTAAAACCGATGACAATGCTGAAAAGATATTGGAACGCCCTGTAACCATTGGAGAACTAAATGCCACCGTAGGTCATTTACTGGGTATCAAACATGATCATGTATGGATGAGTCCTGCTAACAGACCGTTTACCACAGGTAACAAATCAGAACCTATTAAAGAATTGCTTATTTAATCGTAAATAATGTAATGAGATTTACAGAATTTTTTCTATTAAAAGAACGATCAATACAAACTATTGAAGAGTTAGATAATACTATAAAATTCGAAATTAAAAAATCTAAACATTATACAAATAATAAAGAAGAACAGGGGTATGAGCTTAGGTTGTTTATTAATAGACAGCCTATGGCTGCATTAGAGTTAATAAAAACACATGGTAGAACCACATGGAATATCCATGCAGGTATGCGTAAAGAGATACAAGGTTCGGGATTCGGCCCATTATTATATGATATTGCCTTAGAATTTATTACTAATTATCGAAATGGTGTGACTGTTTCTACATATGGAAATAGCACGGGGTCAACCTCTGATAGAGCAGAAAATGTTTGGAAAAAATATTATTTAAATCGCCCTGATGTTACTCATATTGATAATAAGGGTGTTCGGAAAGATATGTATGGGTTTGATCAATTTCCTGATGAAGCCCGTTCTCCTAAGAATACTCCGTGGTTATGGGCAGGGTTCACCAAATCATTAGATTTGATACCTAAATTAATAAAGAAGAAAAGCTTAACTATTTATAAATAGTTAAGATATGAGACGCTTATCTACTGATACAGTTCAGCAAAACGAAAGAAATACCGCAATTTTCACCGAAATGCAAGTAGGTGGAATGGGGTTTGATATTATTAATGATACAACTACTCATACGGGAAATTATTATAAAATAATTCCTCTCACTACTACTGCAACAGTGGCAAGTGCGACTTATTATCCTGGTTATTCTGGAAGTCCATTATTATCTGCGGTAGCTCTCCCTCAAGGATTACAATTTTATGCGGATTTTACAAGTATAAAACTTTCTGCGGGAACTGTAGTTGGATACTATATGTACTGATTACTGGTGTATAAATACACTGGTATATGAACAACATTCAATTATTATCTTTTAAATCCGCATTAGAAGCTCTTTCTATCTTTCAGAAAGAAATAGATGGTAGAGTGGTATCTCTTCCATATCAATTTAATGGAAATACACGGATGAAAATTGCTAAAAACATTAATGCGCTCATATCTCTTGATAATTTTATACAAAATACTCATAGAGAAATTGTTAAAGAGACTTGCCCTGAAAAAGGAATTATAGAAACACAAGAGCAAGCAGATAAAATTGATCAACATATGAATCAAATTTTATTGAAGGAATCTGATATATCACTTAATCGTTTAACTGAACAAGAATTATTCTTAGATCGAAATCCTATTCCTTCTAATGTATTAGCGGCATTATTACCTCTAATTGATTAATTTTTTAAACATTTGGTAATAATATTGGGGGAATTCATCTGTTCCTCCATGACGAATTTTAACAAATGGATAAAGGACTCTAGTTTCCTCTTGTTTAAATTTATAAAAATTGTCAAAAATATCTACTTCATTTTCTATATATCCATCAAATGAAATTTCTGCGTTTTCCATAACATATTATAGCATAGTTATTTGATCATGTCAAATTAAAGTAAATAATAATCATATATGTATGATACCATAATCAAAACTTCCGAATTATCAAGTAAAAATGTATTAGTTACTGGCAATACAAGATTTCTTATTCTTGATAAAGGAACAACTACTCAAGGGGCGCAGGGTTCTACAATGAGTACCCCTGCAAGTGCGGTAATAGCACTAGTTGCAAATGCATATAATTTAAACAATTTATCGAATTTATTTACTACTGTGAGAGATAATAGTGCAAACTGGCTACAAGATACCTCTTTGGTGTACAATACATTTGTAGCTTCTACTAGCATTGATTTCGATGCTTCTATCACAAACGAATTCATAGTTCCTTTAAGTGGAACGGGTTTATCGGCAACATTCAATACGCCTACCAATCCAAATAATTCCCAAATAGTTACGGTCAATATTCGTTTTATGGATACTATTGATTCTGTAAATTTAACTTCTGGTTACAGAGTACCATTATCTATATCATTGGATTGGTCTTTAAGTGCAGGTTATATGGATATTATGACGGTAAAATATAACCATCTTGATTTTCGATGGGATGTTATTAATTTTGCTTCGGGCTATGTATTTGGCTTATAACAAACTATTTATAGTTCATACTATATGATACAATTAATAACCTCTACTCCAATCAGTGCGGCCCCATTTAATCAATATTGGGTTCAAAGCGTCAATATCACTGGTTCACCGACAGGTAAAACCAGTGCAAGTGTTATGTTTAAACCATATAATGGTTCATTAACATTAGACTCGACAAGGGTATTGAATATCCCTGATGTATTTGGGCTTGCTGCCGTGGATTCCACCTTTGCAGGAGTTATGGCATCTTTCTTAGCCGAAATTGACAGACTAGCAAAAGCTCGTAATATTATTTAATAATTAAACCGCAATAGGCATGGCTACCTTATTCAGTGCTTGATAGTTCTCAAGCACTGAATTTTTATATTCCCAATCGAATATAGAAGTGAAATTTAGAGTATTAATTTTCGGCAAGTCGAATTCACTTTTTCTTTTTAGAATTTCTTCAACCCCATTTATTTGATTTTCATAAAAATGAACATTACTAAGAAAGCCTGTTAATATGCCTTCTTCCAATCCTGCTTCTTTTGCAAGTAAATATTTGATTTATTAAAGGGAATACCATAAATATAATCATGGAGAAAATAAAAGGAATATATGCTATAACTAATATAATTAATCAGAAAAAATATGTGGGTAGTTCTAACAATATTAATAAACGATGGAATGCCCATAAAACACGGTTAAATGGTAATACACATCATTCAATTTTTTTGCAAAGAGCATGGATCAAATATGGTAAGGATAGTTTTGAACTTTCTATATTAGAGATTCTCCCAAAAGAAAGTACTGTAAGTGATATTTTTATCAAAGAACAAGAATGGATTGATAGATTGCTGCCTGAATATAATGTTGGTTCGGTTGGTGGTGGAGATAATTTGACTAATAATCCTCGCAGAGAACAAATCATTGAAAAAATGTCAAAGACTATGCGGAAAAGAGCCAATAATATAACAGAAGACGAAAAAGAGAAAAGACGGGTAAAATCGTTAGGTGATAAAAACCCTAATTGGCGAGGAGGATTATCAAAGGTTAAAGGAATGTGTATAGAATGTGGAACGCAGATTTGTAAAGATCATACCCGTTGCATTATATGTGCCAAAAAAGGTAAAAATAATCCTTTTCATGGTAAACAACATTCAGATGAATCTAAAAAAAGAATTTCAGAAGCTCATAGAGGAAAATATAATGGAAATCAACGCAAAAAAATTTCTATAAATGGGGTAATATATGAATCATGTTCCGCTGCGGCCAAAGCAATTAATGTATCGGGTGGATTAATTACATATAGAATTAAAAAGGGGTATGAAGGATATAATTGGGTATTATAAGTTAAACGCTTCGATAGTATATCGAAATGGATTACCGTCGATATTTTTAACAAATTCCAACATTTCTGCGGCAATATCCCTAATCTCTTTCTGTGCATCCTTTTTATTTCTTAAATGTAAAAAATGAACAAAAGAACGCCAGTTGAACATTACATCAGCTTGAATCTGGCTATTATAAGTCTTGAAGAAGCGAGCACTTTCTTTGGCACGTTTTCGGCCAAGAACAGGTTCAAGGTCTTTGAGACATTGATGGTATAAAGTATTTCCTGTTCTTGTATATTCTTCAAGAATATTAAACCATGAATTTTCTGTTGTCACAATCGGACAATCAGGAGAACCCACATCATGAGTTGGGTAAACACCTTCCCAATCATCAGGAATATAAAACTTGTCTTCTTTCAGTTCTTTATACCGAGCACTCTCACCATTGATTGAAACGCCAATGCGATGCTTAAGTAAATGAATATGAGAAGCAATATCACAATCCACAAGAAAGTGGAGAGAACTTTTTTCGAAAGGTGTATGATGTCCTGCATCTGCCAGCATCTTCAATAGGCTGGGGATACGAGTTTTTTTATCTTCTGATAAGTCTCTATTAGTGGATGTCCATGCTGAACAAGCATGTATCTCATCTGAACCATAATATCCGATTAATTCTGTTTTATTTTTCATTTATTTTTTGTCTATGTAAATCGAAACATTTTTTACAACGCCAATTACGAATACCATTATACGGTAATGTATCCTTATTTTCAATTACTTTATGAAATAAAGAGATACTACAAGGTATTTCATTAGGATGAATACCTTCTCCCACACAGCGCATACTAACAGTGTTCATTGATAAATTTCTGAACTAATGCTAAACATTTATTTTCAAACGATTCTGGATTGTAATGATTTTTATAATGAGGATAACGCGCCAGCATATTACTTATATTCTCCGATGTAGTCTGCTTTACCATCTAACCGTTTACGATATAGAGCAATACCTGCATAATAAGGAACTTCATATTCCTCTTTATCTATATTATCTGTATCTACTGCGATAGCCACCCCACAAAGGGGACCGCCTACCAATTCCATCATATCTAGTAAATTATTCATCGTGTTCTGGTGTGTCGTCGTTGTTTTCTTTTTCGTCAAAGATGAAAAGAGCAATTTCATCCACTAATTCAAGCCAATCGGTATCAGATTGAAATCTATTAGGAATTACTTCAATGATTTCTTCTTTGATATCATCAAGAGAAAAATCCACTTCTTTTTCAAGATCAATTGCTCTACGAGCAAGTTTATTTAAAGTATTTTCGCTGACTGTTAGTTCAGCATCTTCTGCAAATTCTTCGAACTGTGTTTTATAATTATCAAAATCCATAATGATGTTTATTTAGTAATTTCCCGTCTTTTTCTAATTTAACCAAGGATGCATCAAAACCCAACGGTTTTCAAGCAATTTATCAATCTGTTCCCAATTTTCTTTTTTATTTAAATTGGTAATAGAATCATATAGACTTTTGATAGAATTATCAATATCTGAAATACTCTGAATCATATTTTTATAAAATAAAGGGGTAGAATTTCTACCCCTTTGTTATTTTTAGCTATTAGGCTTCGACGAAAACGCCGGACACCACTTCTGTTTCAACCTCACTTGTTGCAACTTCCTCACTTGTAACGGTTTCGTTAGAAACGGAACCAGCAGGAACTTCTACCTCGATTTCGGTAGCAGGAGCGACTTCTGCCTTGACGCGAGGGGTTTTAACCACTGGCGCACGCAATGCCTTGAGTGCATTAGCCACATTTGGATGCAACTTATACTTCTCGATAGCCTCGGCAATGCTCAGCTTCTCTGCCGCAAGACGATTGCGACCCTTCTGACCGACGTAACTAGCCAATAGCTCATCACGGGTGATACCGTACCGTGCCATCAGATCATTGAACTGCTTAGGGTTAGTATGGATTGCTTCTCCGGTGACGGCATCAACGAAGTTATAGTTATTTTCTGGATTCTTTGGACGACTCATATATTTTGTTTGTTTGTTTGTTAATATTCCCTGTGGAATGACACATCTTACCACATTATTTTTCACTGTCAACGACTTTTTGATAAATTTCTTCTTTTTTCATGTAAAACCATTCTTCAAGAGTTAAAATAGTGGGAGGACTATACTCCCAACGATTCATATTTTCATATTTGAAAAGTTTTCTTGTTTTCTCATTACTAAAGAAGAACCCCCCACAAGATAACATATAATCTTTAAAGAATGGTAATTCAAAATTCCGCTCTAATAAACATTTCTGAAAACATTCATATGCCATATTGAAAAAATCATTTTCAGCTTTTTCCTTTGATTCATATTCAAATGGGATTGTTTCATTAAAATAGTTCATTTCTGAACCACCACTATTAATAAAAATTAATTTTTGCATAACAAACAATAAATTATTTTTTCCATTTGTCAATAAAGAAATTGTTTGCATTCGTTGCCAAACCCGTTTATCCTGTCGGCATGTCCGGCGCATTCCAAAACAAAACCAAAAATGAAATTTAAAATATATAAACATATAGATGATACCGAATTATTCATATATGAATTTTTTTATTATGAATATAATAATTATTTCATATATGAGGGAATGATGATTTCTCGTAGGAATGATAAGGATGATGTTTGGGGACACCATTGGGAAAAATATTTTATTGAGAAAAAAAAGAGAGAATTACAAGAATATGAAGACATCCATGATTTTTATCCTGATGGCTGGGATTATGATCCTTTACAAAAAGGTTATGATGCTATTCAAAGGAAATATAATCCTATTATAAATAAAACCAAAACGGGGAAACCTTATTACGAAGCAGTATATTCGTCGGTGGGCAATTTACCCAAACCACTTCTTACAGAAGAAGAAATATTGGAAAAATTGAAAATAGCAGTTGCAGCAAAGTTTAAAGATGTTAAACTGAAGCTATATGAGTAAACAACTACAAATTAACGAAGATATTAAAACCGCAATGAGAGCTAAAGATCAGCTTTCAGTAGATGTGTTGCGCCAATTAAAGAATGCATTCACCAATGCAGCACTTTCGACAGGTAATGCAAGTAATCCCCTTACAGATGATGCTGTTATTGTTGTTATTCGTAAACAAATCAAGCAGCGTGAAGATTCTATTGAGCAGTTTTCTAAAGGTGGGCGTGTAGAGTTGGTTGAAAAAGAAACTAATGAAATTGCTGTACTTAAAAAGTATCTTCCACAAGAAATGACTGTAGAAGAAATTGATGAATTAATTAAATTAGCTATTGCTGATACTGGTGCAGTTACTAAGAAAGATATGGGTAAAGCTATTAAATGTGCAGTTGAGCTTGCTGCGGGTAGAGTTGATAACAAGACCATTTCAATGAAAATGGCACAAAGTCTAAATTAATATGGAATATGATGATTGTTCATATAGCAAATGGTTCGCAACTCAAAAAGAAATGGATGATGAAATGAAATATCTTCGTAAGATGCAGCCGCTTGATTTTTATATTGACATACACCATAGAGGATATATATTCACCAACTGATGAAAATTATTGGAATAACAGGAAATATTGCAAGCGGTAAATCAACCGTTTCAAAAATCATTGCAGATTATTTCAATTTTCCATTAATTAATGTTGATGATTTCTCAAAAAACTGGATTAAAACGTATGAATTAGGAGTTCGCTCCCTTTTTAAAAGATTTGATATTCCCGAAGTTGGAACTGTTCAAGATACATTAAAGGCATATTTTTTTAAACATGAGAAACTGAAAAATATATTAGAGACAGGAGTTTCTGATGATTTTTGGGATTATATTTCCGTATTAGGTGACACGGAAATATATAATACTATTATTATTGAGCATCCATTGATGTTTGAACGCGGGGCAACAGAGTTCTTCGATTATATCATAGGGGTTGATGCTAATTATACTGTTCGTCTTGACAGAATGCAGAAAAGAGGCTATACTCCCGAAACAATATACGAACGAGTTAATGCTCAAAAGTCTTTAGAATATAATAAAGATAAATTAGACTTACTTATTGACACTTCAACTTATCCAACAAATGAGCAAATCATACAACAGATACAAAATTCCAGAAGTTTTAAAGACCTCTTATCCTCAACTTCCGTATCATAATCTAGCACATACAGAATCTTTTGATTATGAAAACTGCCCTTCTGATGAAGCATTTTGGGCAGCAGTATTTCATGATATTATTTATGATCCATTTGCGCATGATAATGTAGAGAAATCTGCAAAATTTTTTCAGAGTTGGTATAAAGAAAATGGGCCTGATGTTCCATGTAAGGTTAAACAGGTTATTAAATTAATCCTATCTACCAAAGATCATGTTAAATCATTTGATAAAAATGATCTTGATATGGTATGGCTCCATAAAAATGATCTGAAATGTTTCAGAGTTGAACGGGGTGAACCATCTATTGCAGAAAACGAAAAAAAGATTTTTCGTGAATATCAATGGAATGATTATTATAAAACCTATAAATCTAAACGACAAGAAATTCTTAATTACTATAAAACACATCCTCTTGTAAGTGCCTCTAAGATTGATAGAATCATTGCATATCTTGATGTATGGGAGCCGAAACATGCGGTTTTTTGTGGATCGTTTGACCCATTTCATAGAGGGCATTACGATGTTCTGCAACAAGCAGAAAAAGTGTTTGATAAAGTTATTCTTTCACAAGGGCATAATGAAGATAAGAATGATGCGAAATATTCCCTTGACGATGTTCCGGTTCTGCGATACCATGAAAGGGTAAAATATGAAGGAAGCCTTTTCACTTTCCTTGATTGGAAGAAAAAAGAGTTAAGGAATTTGACTATTGTTAGAGGATTGCGTAACTATCATGATTTACATGATGAGAGTGGTCTTTTTAATTTTGGTAAAGATATGACAGATGTTCCGTTTGCATATTTTATTTCCAAATCGGAGAATCTTCATATCAGTAGTGGTGCTATTCGGAAATTGACAAACCTTGGAAAGAATGTAAAAGCGTATTTACCATGAAACAATTTATAAAAAAACAAAATAGTAAATTTGCTCCTTACGGGAACTATTCTGTCGAAAAACTTCTTAAAGAAGAAAAAGTACAGCAACAGGAGTATCTGGATAAACCTGCTCAAGAGCATATTGATGAATTAATTGCTATGCATAGCAAGTTCAAATCTAGCTTGAACAGTGATACGGTTATTGATATTAAACATATAACAGAAAATGTTAATGAATATATTGAAATATCCAAGAAATTTCTCAAATATTCTGTTGAAGATTATTATAAGAACCATGTTCAACTAATATGTGAGATTACTATGGAAGAAATTCCGTATGACACAGACTATTTTTATATTGACTGTAACCATGATACATACATTATTTTATCAGAAAATGGGCTAAAACAATTCATTAAGCAAGCAATAGAATGCTTGACAAATAATACACCAGTGGTATAATACGACACATATGATTACTGAATTTTTTGATTTTTATCTAACCAATTTGATGTTCGATTTTAACCATCGAAAAGATCATATTTATTTCGGTTCCAAATTGGATCGGATAACTAATGTGCGCAACAAACACAACGATGACTTTTATAAAAAAGTACGAGATAATCTGTTCTATGCAGTGATTAGAGAATTTCGTCACATTGAGTATGCATTTAATTATCCAAAACGTGGATATAAAGAATATTTTAAAATTTCAAACAAATATACAAGAGCTATTCGTATTATTGAAAAAAGAGTAGATGCTCTCCAATCTAATCAAGTAGGTTCTGATAAAGACATTAAAATTTTTTCAAAATTGAAAATTGACCTAGCAGATGTTTATACAATGTTTAGCGCCCATAAATGTTGGGATACTTCTTATGGAGGAAAGCTTTGGGCAAAGGCCACAGAATTCCTAATCAATCTTCCTACTACAGACAAGGAAAAAATTATATGGGTTGATAGGGTTCTTGATCTATACCATAATTCCGGCCCTTTACTTAATAAAACCAAATTCAAGGTTCTATTTAAGCCTAAAACTTGTGGGGAAAAGCTTATGAAACGTACAGCATTAAATTATCGTCGGTATGCGAAAGCCGCAGACCTTGCGAAATATGCCTCTGCTTCCATTCGTAAGTTATTCATTGCTAATCGTAGAAGTCTTCCCGAAAATATCTAATATGACTATTAATTCAATTATCTGGCAAAATGTTAAATGTGAAATTCCCGATGCCAATAAAAGTTGGGATTGGGATCATTGTTTAGCTCATTTCCGTGATGGGGGTATGTTGTCTATTACTCGCATGGCAATGGGGTTCACTACGGAGGATAGTATTGTATTTGGACATTGTATAATTACCGAATTATCGCCTTGGGGATTCGCTGCTATTGCTGAAGGTTTATTTGATAATAAACTTTATCCAGCAACAATAACTGGAAAATTTTAAGAAAGTATTTGACAACAACTTGCTAATGTGTTAAGTTATAAGCTCGAAAGAAATAAATTATGTTTACAACCAAGAAAATATCCCTCGTAACCCCTCGTAAGAAGGCAGTTTCCGCATCAAAGGCATCTAATATCGTATCTATGTCTCCTGCTCCTTCTAAGAATACATTTGTTCGTGCTGCACAGAAAAAGTCAGTCGAAACCGTTTCCGGTAATGGTGCCAAGAAGCTTTCCAGCACTTTAAATCCATTTGTAGATCAGTTTGGTACTATTGGTACCTATAAGAAGCCTCGTTCGTTTACACAAATTGAACGCGATTGTGAAACCCTTTGGGGACTTGACAAGCTCAATGCAGTTAAGTTTATTCATTATCTTCGTACAATTAGCCGCAAGGTTCAATTGATTGATGGTACTACTACCGAAGAAGCTCAAAAGGGTGGAGAATTGAAGCATGAACCTATCATGCGTATGCTTTGGCTTGCGCAAAAGAGTCCAGATACTTTCTGGAAGAATATCGGTTGGTTCGTTGCCCTTGGATCATGGCATGATATTTTCGCAATGCTCCAGTATGATCTTGCCTATAATGGATGGGAAGGTCGTGTTCTCGATTGGAATAAGTTTGGGGAAATCATCATGGTTGCTCTAACTCATGAAAATACATCTGAACTCGTTAAGAAGTATCTTCCACAAATTAAGTCTATTTCTAATTGTCGGACTGTGGAAAGTCAGGCTAACACCATGATTGGTAAGTGGCTTTGTTCACTTCTTTTCGGTAAGAAGGAATCTTCTTATAATTATAAGCAATATCGTAAGCTCAAGGCATCTGGTACTGCTCATGAATGGCAACAGTTGATTTCTACTAAGAATTTCTCTGCAATTGAATTTAATAAGATTCATGGTCGGGCATTAAGCCTTTTGGTTCGTTCCAAGTTCCTTAAGAATCAGGGACTTTCTGATAAGTATGCCGCATGGGTTAAGAAGCCAGAAACAAAGGTTAAGTACACTGGATTCGTCCATGAACTTTTCATGAATCTGCCGCATTCTCTTTCCAGTGTGGAAGCTCATGTCCAAGACACTATTAATAAGCAGTTTGAAACTGTTGTTGAAAAGGGTAAGTCTGAAAAAAAGGAAAATTCCACTAACTTTATTGTTGTTCGGGATATTTCTTCTTCCATGAAGTCTCCTGCAATTGGAGTTAATATGTCTAGTTTTAATGTTGCAAAAGCTCTTGCACTATACTTCAGCCAGTTCCTAACCGGACCATTTGCTGATAGTTATATGTGCTTTGCTAACACTGTTGAAATGAAGCAGTGGAACGGTAATAATGCCCTTGAAAAATGGTACAATGACCACACTAGCGCATTCGGTGGCACAAATTTCCAGTCTGTAATTGATTTATTTGTGAAGCTTCGCCGTCAAGGTATTGCAGAAAGTGATTTCCCTACAGGAATCCTATGCATCAGCGATGGTGACTTTAATCCTACTCATACAGGTAAGACTAATGTGGATGCCGCAAAGGATAAGCTCTTTAATGCAGGATTCTCTAAGGATTTTGTTGAAAAGTTTGTGATTGTTCTTTGGAATATCCCAAATGGTTTCTATTCTCGTCCAACGGCGCAGTTTGAAACTACTGCAAATGAAACAGGTGCCTATTATTTCTCTGGATATTCTGGAGCGCCTATCTCATTCGTGACTGGTTGCGAAATTCTTACACCTGAACAGGTATTTGAAAAGGCAATGGATCAGCAGATTCTTTCATACGTGGAACTATAATAATATGCAAATAACATATTGGCCTAGAAAAATTAGTGAAAACTTGCTTGATTATCGTGGTAGAACAGGCATAATCAAGCAAGTTGGATTTGTAAAAGATAAATCAATGGTGAGCTTTGATGGAGATACAGATTTCTGTCTAGTTCCGACAGCAGATTTATATTTTCAGGATCATTTAGACGGATATAATCAACCATGTTTTAACTAATATTACTATATGGAATTTTTGGGTGAATTACTTAGTGGAATAAGCGAATTATTCGTATTCAGTTCATTAGGCAGTGGAAACGGGAAGAATGATAATGATATGGGTGGTGGTTGCGCATTGCTATTTGCAATGCTTCTTGTAATCGGTGGTGTGGGAATGGGGATTTCCTCCTGTTATAAAAAGACAGAGGTTTCCCCTGCCACAATCACTCAAAAACAAGAAGATTTGAAAAAGAAGGAATCTATTCCTCATTTACTAGGTCGAAAAACAAAAGATTCTGTTATTGATTTTGGTAAAGGAATTATCGGTAAGTAGTTGACAAAGGCAGTTCGATAGTGTAAATTGGTAGTAACATAGAAGATGATTTTATCTTCGCCCTAAAATAAGAAGTCCTAACAGCAAATACACAAATTCTCCTATACAAGAACAAAAGCAGACTTCTGATGAAAAGATTCATACAGCAAATATTATTTTTTTTTTGGTTAAAAAAACAAACTGAATCTTGGATAAGAATCGTTACAGCAAATATTATTTTTTATACGCAAAAACGTTTCTGACAAAAACACCATAGATAAAATCATCTATGGTGTTTTTGCATATCCCTTTGTTTAGGAGATATTCTTGGAAATGGTTGCTGATCTTTATAAAAAAAGGTATAACCTTTATAACTTAATCTGTTATTTTTATTTTGTAATATATTACAAATAATGGTGCTATTTTTAATGTTTAAATCTAATCCACATTGTTTTATAGAATCATAACTTTTATAAAACTTCAAGTTATCGAGAAAATAACAATCAACACCTATAGAACGTTTTGTATCTATATTAGTTTGGATCAATTTATCAATGGTTGCTTGAGAGCATTTAAATTTATTATCATTTGGTTCATAGATGTTATATCCTTGTGAACGATTAAAACTATTAAATTTTTTGATATTTAAAACTTCTTGTTGGTATCTACTTTCAGGGGCACATTCCTCTATAATAAAAAAATGAAAGGCATTCTTTTTATATTTTTCATATGCTCTCTGCAAATGAATATTAAAATGATTTCCTAATTTTAATTGGCGAAAATGACTATATTTTCTTGCTTTAGCGTTTTTTGTTGATCCAATATATATTTTATTATCAATACAGTTTCTAATTCCATATATGTATGCTTTATCCATACTATTTATTTACTTTTGCTGTTCAAAAAGTGTAAAAAATACTTGCATTGAATGGGAATGTGTCGTATAATAGAAGGAGTAGAGCATACACAGCAAATATAAACAAACTCTTATTGTAAACAAGAACCGAGAGCGTTCGATTCGTCTCACTTCATAACTTAGTGTTTGGTAAAGGTCAAAAAGTTAGTGCTCTGAATAAGATTTCATACTGCAAATATCCGCATTTTAAGCCGTTGGTTGTTGGTTCGATCCCTTCTATCTCTACCTGTTTAAAACTTAATAGAGATATAGCTCAATTGGTAGAGCGACGTAAAACGAAATCTGAAGAAAAAGGCGAGTCCAAAAGACTCGCCTTTTTTGTTTACTTTAAAGTTGGAAATGACCTCGCAGAAATGTTACATTGTACTCTTGTACAGTGAATAAATAACATTCACACATGATAAAGCATAACACGAATATGGAGATACTTGTTAAAAAAAGAGACGGACGCACAGAAAAATTTGATGCAGAAAAAACAAATAAAATAATAAAATGGGCATGTGAAGGAGTTAGAGACGTAAGAGAAGATGAAATTGGTTTAGCTTTCCATACTAATATCCGTAATGGCATTACTACACGGGATATTCATAAAGGATTGATTGAAGCCACTGTTACCCTTATCACTGAAAGCACTCCAAATTATCAAATTGCTGCGGCTAATCTTTTAAATTATGAATTAAGAAAAGAAGTATGGGGTGGTATTGAACCCCCTGATTTTTATGAATTTATTAAAAATAATGTAAAGCATAAACGCTATACAGATGAACTACTTGCTTGGTTCACTAAAGAAGAAATAAATGACTTAGGAAAATATATTAATCATGAACGTGATTTCTTATTTAAGTATTCAGGACTATCACAAGTAGTGGACAAATATCTTGTTAAGAATATTACCGATAAAACAGTATATGAAACTCCTAATTTTGCATATATGCTTATTGCAATGACATTATTCCATACTGAAAAGGTTATGATTCGGGATGCATATGATGCATTTTCCACTCACAAGATTTCTCTTCCAACTCCGGTATTTGCAGGTGTTCGTACCAATCTCAAATCTTTTGCAAGTTGTTTGCTTCTGGATATGGGAGACAGTATTGATGAGATTTCTACAGGGTATGAAGTGATTGCAAAGGCTACAGCGAAAAGATACGGAATCGGTGTAAACATGACTAAAATGCGTCCCGTAGGCGCACCAATCAGGGGTGGAGAGAATATTCATACAGGCAAAATAGGTTTCTTACGTATTATTCAAGATACTGTGAAGGCATGGCTACAAGGCTCGACGCGCAGCGGGGCTGCAACTGTCACTGTGCCTATATGGGACTATGAGATTGAAGAAATTGTGCAATTGAAGGATGCATTGCGCCCTGCTGAAAATCGTGTAGGAGAAATTGATTATTCTATTGCATTTAGTAAAATCTTCTATGATAGATATAAGAATAAAGGAGTAATCACTCTTTTCAATTCCCATGAAGTTCCTGAATTAGAGCGCACCTATGGTACACCAGAATTTGATGCTCTTTATATCAAGGCAGAGAATAATCCTCGTATCAAAATGAAGAAGCAAATAGATGCTCGCCATTTATTCGACTTGTTTAATAAGTTCCGAATCGAGACAGGAAGATTGTATATTTTAAATATTGACCATGCTAATACCCATAGTTCTTTCTTAGAAACTATTTCTATGGCTAATCTCTGTCAGGAAGTACTACATCCAACAAAGCCGATGAAGCATCTAAATGATCCTGAAGGACAATTAGGTATTTGTATTCTTTGTGCGGTGAATCCAATTAATATCAAGACTGATGAAGAATTATCAAGAATTTGTAATATTGCGGTTCGTATGCTTGATAATTTGATTTCATACCAAGATTATTTCTGTTTACCTGCGGAAAACTTCGCCACCAAATACAGATCATTAGGAGTTGGTATTACAAATTTCGCTGCATGGTTAGCAAAGAAAGGACTTAAATACTCTTCTGAAGAAGCAAGAACAGAAGCTCACATGTTCTTTGAAAAGTTCCAATATTATTTATTAACGGCATCTAATCTCTTAGCAAAGGAAAAAGGTAAATGCGAATGGTTCCATAAAACAAAGTATTCACAAGGAATTCTTCCTATTGATACATATGCCAAGGAGATTGACACCTTCATTCCTAATAACCCTTTAAAGGATTGGGAGCAGTTACGGGCAGATATTAAAGAATGGGGATTGCGTAATGCCACAGTGACAGCATTCATGCCTTGTGAGGCATCTAGTCTATGTACGGACTCTACTAATGGACTTGAACGCCCCCGTTCTCGATTCATTGCAAAGAAGAACAATTCTAAATATTTCCCTATCATTACTCCAAACAATAAGAGATGGAATTATGAATATGCATTTGAGAATGCAGATAATACAGATCATTTAAAAATGATGGCTATTGTTCAGAAATTTGATGATATGGGAATATCAACTAACCTTAATTATAACTATTCCCTATATGATAAGGGACAGATTCCTTCCCCTGTTATTTTAAGAGATATGGCAAATGCATATAAATGGGGACTCAAGACGATTTATTATACAAATTCTGATGACGGTAATGTGCATAATTTGTCAGATGTTTCAGGTGGATGTGAAAGTGGGGCTTGTTCCGTTTAATTTATGAAAAGAACTATATTTAATTTTGAACCTCGGAAGAACAACATTCTATTTTTGGGCGATCCTCTTGGAATCCAAAGATATGATAATCCTAAATATCCTGTATTTGCTGAATTGGCACGGAAACAGAAGCAGTTCTTATGGATGCCTGAACGAATCAGTCTCTTAGAAGATCGTCCTAAATATCGGGGACTATCGGAAACGGAGCGGTTTATTTTTGACACAAATCTCCGCGTCCAAACTCTTATTGACTCGTTGTTGATGAGAGGCTTGGATGTCCTTAAACAGAATGTAACAAATGAAGAATTAGAAGATTCTCTATCAGTTCATTCATTCTGTGAGACTTCTATTCATTCGTTCTCCTACACACATATCCTTAAATCATTGATGGATAAGAACATGACACAGTTCTTTGATTCCATTTTACAAGATAAGAATATCACTGATAGAGCACAAACGATTGTGACTGCATATGATCAGTTATTTGAAGACGATAGTTCTGATAAGAAAACAGATATTCTCAATACTGTTATTCAGAATTATATCACGGAAGGTGTTTTATTCTATACGAGCTTTGTAACCAGTTTCTATTTTGGTTCAAAGTTTGGGTTTAAATCGGCGGATATTGTTAAAGAGATTGCGCGTGATGAAAATCTACACGTTGCAAACTTCCAAAATATTTTCTCAATCTTAAAAAAGAATGAAGAAGAAGGTTTTTATGATTTAATTAATAATTCCTCCTTTGAAGACAAGGTTTATACTGCATTTGGGGAAGCAGTACAGGCTGAAAAGGTTTGGTCTGCATATATTTTCTCCAAGGGAAACATGATCGGATTGAATGCGGATATTCTTGATTCTTATATCGAATGGATTGCAAACAATAGACTACAATCTATTGGGTATCGTAAAATATTTGAGACTAAACGTAATCCTCTCGGATCATGGATCAATCCCTATTTTGGTACTGACGGGGAAGGTAACGAAGTGAGAACACAAGTTGCGCCACAAGAATCACACACTATCACCAGTTATAAATTAAATTCTATTAACAATGATATTTCTGAAGAAGATATTGCAGATATGTTTTGACAACTATCTATGATAGTGTAAAATAGTCAGGTATGCCTCAAATTGATAGTTCTTTATTGAATGTTATTAAAAACCTTCTATCTCAGAAGGAAGGATGGGATATAGTATGCCCTGAATGCATTCGACCCCGTAGATTAGTCTATAAATTCGGTTCATCCTCCTTAGCATTATATCTTGCACTGTCAAAGGGTGATAGATGGATGGATATTAAGCTGAATAGTTGCGACGATATTAGACGTTTAGAGGATTATGATATTTTTGACGAGGTATATACATGCAGTTCAGAAGTTATATCATTGTTCATGTGTAAACATAAAGATTTACAAGATGCATTGTTGCTCGATGATTATGGTTCTATTAAAATTATTTTTAAAGATTTATGGGATGGGTTTATTAATTATTTAAAGTAAATACCGTAATGGGTATTATTGAAATGATTTCTGCTTTACTACAATTATTGATACAATTTTATAAGTTAAAAAATCAGTCATTATTTTTCGATATTATTAATTCTTTTGAAACAACCTTACATAAATTAAGCGAAAAACGTGAGAGTTTAAGAAAAAATGCAGATAGCAAATCACAACAGGAAGCAGATGATGTTATGAACGAAGTTATCGAAACGCAAAAAAAGAAAAAACTATTCCTAGACGATTGGAAGGCACAGCATCCATAATATGAAAAAATTATTTTTAATCCTATTTTTAGTCTCCTGTACTCATTCTCAAGTGGGGCAAAATATCTACCAACCAAAGGTGTTAATTCTATCTCCCCATACACGGGTTCAAACTAAAGAAGGAATTTATACCAGCCAAGATAAAGACGAAATCTGGTATTCGCAAGAAAGTATCAGCAAGCTAGAAAAACAACTCTCACAATTTTAACCAATGAAATATAGATCATTATTTATTTCTGATGTGCATCTAGGCTTATCACATACAAAGTTATGGAAATTGCTCAATTTTATCAGAGATAATGAGTTTGAAAATATTTTTCTAGTTGGGGATATTATTGACGGATGGAAGCTAAAACGAAAATTTGAATGGCATGAAGATGCGAACACTTTCGTTCAAAAGATTTTTCGACTATCCCGTAGAGGGGTTAATATTGTTTACTTGATTGGCAATCATGATGAATTTTTATATTCATTTGAAAATCAAAGTTTTGGGGAAATTTTTATTAAGGAAAAATATATCCATACTACGGTTAAAGGTGAACGGGTGATGCTTATTCATGGACACCAGTTTGACGGAATTATTAAATGCAATAAATGGTTGCAGTGGATTGGTAGCATGTTGTATGAAAGTTTAATCAAATTCAATGTCAAGTTTAATTTAATTCGTCATAAATTTGGATTAGGCTACTGGTCACTTAGCAAATTTCTTAAAAGTAAAACTAAAGAAGTGGTAGGATATGTCAATTCATTTGAAGATACTTTGATTGATTATGCAAAAAATCATAAAGTTGACAGTATCTTATGCGGACATATCCATACTCCTGCCTTTAAATTAGGAGAGGTTAATTATTATAATACAGGGGATTTTGTGGAAAATTCTACATGTTTTGTGGAGACATTGGAAGGTGATATGCAACTCAAAGAAATTTAGTCGTTGACAAGTGATTAAAAACTGCTAACATATAGCCACATATGTTTGATAATAATATCGGAATTTTTAATGTTCGTTCGTTTTCCACACCAGATGGTATTCGTCGTGCTATCAAAATGTGTCGAACACATCATACCTATTCAACATATGGGGCAATGCAGTATTGGATATATAATCCTGATAATATTCAAAACATTATTTTTCTTATCCGTGAAGGTATTCCTATCGGCACCCTAATGGTCTTAAAAATAAATGACCGAAATTATGCTTGCAATTGCGGAACATGGGTATATCCTGAATGGCGTAAAC